CACCGCCGCCGTCGAGGCCGACCCAGTGGCAACCGCAATACTGGAGATGATGAAAAATTCGCCGTCGTTCGAGGGCACTATGAAGAAGCTTTTGGAAAAGCTGAACGCTGGCCTAACCTTTTCCGAGTCTTTATCAATCAATACGCAGTCGCGGCTATGGCCAAAAGACGCCCACGCTCTTTCGAAGCATTTGACCCGCATCAAGTCGAACCTGCTTGAACTCGGCATCACTTTCGAAAAGTACCAAAGCGATAGGGCATGTATTCGGATTATTTATAATGGCCAGATTGATGCTCCCGTTCCTCCCGTTCCTCCCGACGACTGGGATTTCCTAAGCTGAGGAACGGGAGCATGAAAAGTGATTCCTCCCGTCGCTTCCGTGCCAGACCCTTGATCGGTAAGGGCTTGGGAGCAACGGGAGCAACGGGAGGATAAAAACTAGCTTTATAAGGAGGTGCCGCGATGCCTGCCGAGCTTAACGCCAATTTGATCAGATGGCTGAAGGGCGCCCTGTTCCTACAGCCCGGCATTGAAAAATGGCTTAATACCGACAAGCTCTATGAGGAGTTTCTGGCCAGTCCCGTCGGCTGGAAATGTACCTGCTCATATTTCCGGCGCACAATTAGCCGCATGGGCTATGCGATTGATGGGCGAATGGTGAATGTTTCGTCGGAATCATGTTACAACGGGTCCTTCCCGTTTGACCGCTACATTACAGCGAAAGGAGCATCACATGGCATTTCAGTTCTTCAAGAACCTATTCAACAGGCCGACTTCGGCGCAGCTAACGTCGATTGTGACCCTGCCTTCGGGGCTTGCCTTCAAGAGCTACGGCGGCTTATGCAATTCCGACATTTTTCTGGCAGGGCTAAACGCCGTCGCAAAGGCGGCCAGCAAGTTAACGGTGCAAGCCGTCGTCGGCCAGGAAGGAAATAGGTCGCCTGGCGATGCGCAGATTAACAAGGTTCTGGGTCTGCAGCCCACGCCTTTCTGCAATACCCAGGAATGGCTTTACCGGATAACCGCCCTGTATTTCTCCAGAAATGACCTTTGGCTATGGCCTCAGTTCGAGAATGGCGCCTTGCAGGCCGTCTGGCCGGTGGCGCCTGCCTCGGCAGAATTCGTGAGCGACCGGAGCGAGCTTTTCGTCAAGTTTCTTTTCCAAAACGGTAACAGTAGTCTGCTCCCATACCGTGAACTCATTCACCTGAAACGAATGCCCATCCAGAACGATCTGTTATCCGAGACAAACCAATCCATCATGCCGGCGATCCAACTGGCCAGCGATCAGACGCAGGGATTAATTTCCGGAATCGGGCAGGTCCAAAGCCCCAGGGGTCTGCTGTCCTTCATGCAAACCCTCCGACCGGAAGACCTGGAAGCCCAGCGGAAGAAGTTCACGGAATCGCTACGGAACAATAACGGGATTGCCAGTATTGATGCCAAAGCTACCTTTCAGGAGCTTAATATACCAAACTACACCTGCAATGCTCCCGAGCAGCAAGCAGTGGCCGCCAAGATTTACGCCTACCTGGGGGTAAACGCCAAAATCGTGGACGGCACCTACTCGGCGGAGGAATATTCCAATTTTATTGAATCGACCATCCTGCCCTTTGCACGCTCCTTGGGAATCAGCCTTTCCGTGGCGCTGCTCACTGAACGGGAGTTAGCGAACCACAACCGGATTACGGTGGAAACGGCTGGAAGAATGTCCTTCGCGTCCATGGCCGACAAGATAAACGCTATCAAGGAAATCATGCCGCTCGGGGTCCTGAGCAAGAACCAGGCGCTGCAGATACTCGGCCTGCCGCAGATCGAAGGGCCGGAAGGCCAGAAATGCCTCCAGAGCCTTAACTTCGTGGACCAATCCATTATTAACAGTTACCAGCTTTCCTATAAGTTCAAACAACCTGCTGGCGGCCCTGGAGAGGAAAGCGAGCAGTGAAAGCCTTACGCTGCGGCTGGATAGCCAATGCGACGGACCGGATGGACGGTGGCGCATAGATTGTGCGAAATACCGAGCGCCGGGGATGGCACGTCCCGCAAAACACGGCGTATCACTAAAACACTCCTGGAGAATTCTCCGGAAGTGAAAAATGGAGCGTGTAACAATGACTGTAGCTGAATTTTTCAACAAACACAAAAACCGGACCGAAGCTGAGATCAAAGCTCGCAAACTTGCCATCCGGAACGAACTGCGGACCAACAATGACGCTAACGTGGAAGAGATCGAGAGAGAGATAACAGCTTTGGAAGAAGTCGAAGCCCACCTGGCGGAGAAGCGGGGCAGCAGTAAAGGGTTTAACCCCTTGCAAAATATCGGCGCCGAGAGCCGGGACGAGAGCGTTTATTCCTTGACGGAGTACCGCCGGGCGTTTTTCAAGAACCTGAAGGGCTTGGACTTGACAGACGAGGAGCGACGCGTATTTAACCAAGGAAGGGCCGAATATCGGGCGAGCACCTTTGGTACCGCCAGCAACATGGCGGCAGTAATTCCCACCCAGACCCTGAATCAAATCATCAGCAAAGCGCGGGCACAGCTGGGCGCCATCGGTATCTCCAGGTCGTTCGCCATTCCGTCCAACCTTTCGGTGCCTGTGGCCACTCCGAGCAGCCTGACGCAGTTTGGCGGCCATTCTGAAGGGACTGCCGTTGATTCCGATACGCCGAGCATTGCCAACGTTTTATTCAAACCCAATGAAACGGTGAAGATTTTCTCCCTGAGCCGTAACGTGGAGGCTACCACCATTGATGCCTTGGAAGCCTATCTGGTTGACGAACTGACTGCGGTCATGATGAACTCCCTGGACAATGCGCTAATCAACGGTGCCGGCGGTACCGCAGGAACTGGCCTTGCCAGCATTACCTGGACGACGGCAAACTCCGCCACCTATGCTAAAGGCGGCGTACCGAAGTTCACCGACCTGACCGGCCTGGCAGCTCTGCTGAAAGCCGGCTATGGCGCCAACGCCAAGTGGGTAATGAGCAACCAGACGCTGTTCTCCATGGTCTGGGGTATGACCAATGCGGTCAGCGGCCAGCCGATCTTCGTGAACAATCCGCAGACTGAGGGCATCGGCTACCTGCTTGGCCGTCCGGTTGTTCTGGATGACTATGTCGGGTTCGGGAACTTCTATTTCGGGAACTTCGACTTCCTGGCCTATAACCTGCCGCTGTCGATCTCGATTGAAAAGAGCCTGGAATCCTCGTTCAAACAGAACCTAATCGACTACAAGGCCGTGATGATCGGCGACGTGCAGGTCATCACCGGCGACGCCTTCGTGAAGCTCAGCCAGGCTGCGGCCTAAGAAACAAAACAGCGGGGCCATCGTGGTTGGTGGCCTCGCCTTCTTTTTGAGGTGCATTTATGAAAGTAACCAAGGCAACGTATAGGCATTACAGAACCTGGCGGGATGAAGGCTTGCGGGGGTTCTGTTCGGTCGAACTCGATGGCGTGCTGGTGATCGATCAGATTAGGATTCGCAATAACAAGGACGGGGTGCTGGATATTGAGTTCCCGTGTTGCAAGAACAAAGATCATTACTACGGTATCGTTTCGGTTTTAACCGACCCGCTGATGGAGCAAATACGGGCGGAGTGTATCGAGCAGTATGAGCTATTCCATATCAAGCGGACGACAGCATTAAACCATCCACCTGTAAAGCCAGTTGGGGCGAACCGGCGGCAGACCTTCGGCTAAATTAGTATATGAGGCCCCCCAGGGTCGCTGGCGGCAATTGCTAAAATCCGGACCGGAGGTGGGCCTCAATTTTTGCGCGTGAACTCGCTCACGGGTTTTTTGGAAAACCGCCAGCTAACTTTCCGTATTATCGGATAGTTATTATTAATTATGTTGATTAGTCGCCGGATGAATTGTAACATTGACACACTACTTGAACCAGTAAGGGAGATAGGAGAATTGGCTAATAGAACAAGAGTCCGAGCTGCCGGCGAAGGGACGATTTATTTCAATGAAAAGCGTAATCGATGGGAAGGGCAATTTCCTTACACAGATCCAAAGACTGGGGAAACCAAGCGCAAGTTAGCAACAGGGAAAAACCAGACGGAGGTATCCACAAAGGGTAAGGCTTTTACAAGAAGTTTGGAAGAAGGACTCCTTCCCGATGCGAATAAGATAACGCTATGGACTTGGCTTGAGCGCTGGTTGAAAGACTACATACAACCAAACGTAAGAGTTAAGACTTACGAGAAGCTGGAGAGTACACTCAGGTGCTATATTAAGCCCAAACTAGGAAATTCTCTGATTGTAAAGTTGAAAGCGCCAGATGTTCAACAAGTGCTTAACGAGTTACTTACTTCTGGCGGCAAGAATGGCAAAGGAGTGTCATCTAGCACGGTGAGGGGGACAAGGCGCATACTATCAATGGCGTTTAGCAAGGGGGTCGATGTGGGGATTATATCAAAGAACATTATTAAAGCTACAACGCCTCCCAAACTAGTTAAAGATGAGATTCACCCCTTAACAGAAAAGCAAGCCGAAAAATTATTGAAGATGGCCAAACAAGGTAAATACATTTACTACGGCCTCAAACAGCAGCAAAAGACTTCACCGGAAAATGATTATTATATAAAGATGGCCAATATGGTTGTGGAACTAGCACTGGGAACAGGCATGAGGCTCGGAGAGGTGTTTGGCCTTAAGTGGGCTGACTTAGATTTGGATAACTGCGCCATTAATGTTCAAAGGGCACTCGTATCTACAAGCGGTAAGGGAATGAAATTCGAGGACCCAAAAACTGTAAAATCGAGACGTCGTATTTCGGTCACTGACAAACTCGCCAAGTCACTTAATCTTTATCAAAAGCAGATCGAATGGTTTATTAACGAGATGGGAGATAAGTACGACAACAAAGAAAAGTTGGTTTTTACGAACATATTTGGCAAGCCAATCGATACGACAAATTTTTCACAACGGTATTTTAAAAGAATGGTAAAATGCGCTGGGCTTCCAGAAGGGTTTAGCTTTCATGACCTAAGGCATACTCACGCCACTTTGCTATTGCGGGCCGGTGTGAATGTTAAGATTATATCTGAAAGGTTGGGCCACAGTACAATACAAATGACCTTGGACACATATAGCCACGTGTTGCCGGACATGCAAGAGGTCGCGGTAAAAGCACTTGCAGCAATATTTTAATATCCGACGAGCCGCCAAGCCGAGGATTTACCTGGCTTGGCGGCTTTTGTTAGGAAGGCAATTAGGAAGGCAATAGGTTATATAATGGGGTGGAATCGATGGATTATGTAAAATTGACTTTTGACAAAAACCTTGATTCTATGCGGCTTCGTGGACTTTATGGGATGGGTAAAATGGCCGTAGTTTAACTTCTAATCCGTTGGTCGCACGTTCGAATCGTGCCAGGCGCGCCAGCAAAATCAAGCCTCCGCAGCAATGCGGAGGCTGTTGTTATGTCAATATGGTGACAGTGCTGGTGACAATAGCCTAAAAATCGATGTTTATCTTAGGCAAATTTACACCATTGAAAAAAAAAGAAAGCAGGCTATTCAGTCTGCTCAGGATGTCGACAAAGTATAGTCGGCAGCCTTGTTTTATGCCTTGGAAGCCGCAA